TAAAAAAATTAATTATGTCTTGGCAAACATTTAAAGATAATATATTACAACTTTCCAATAGTCCGGAAAGTATTGCAGATATTGATACTGTAGCAAAAACGTATGCTAATGAATATGATGCTGCAATTAAAAGAGGAAAAGATTCACTTCATCAAATATCTTTACAAAAAGGAAATGTTGAAGCTATGACTCAATTATTTAAAGCAGCTTTATTAAAAGGACAAACATCAACTGCACCATATGATTTAGTTGGTGAGATGGGTAAAGGTGTTATTGCATATTGGAGTGGTGCAACTTTAAATAATTTTCCAACACCAATAATACCAGCAACTGGAGCAACTTCAAATATTTCTGTTGTAACTAATATAGTAGTTAATCCAGGTCAATGGACTCCACCAATAGCATCACCATCAGTACCAACACAAGATTCGGTTGATGCTGAAGAAGCAGCTGCAGTGGATAGGGATATTAATGAAGAATACCCAGCAAATCAGGCAATTTACGAAGCTCAATTCGAAAGTGAAGAAGATGCTATGGCAAATAATAGCCAAGTTACTTCGGAAGAAGCTTTTAATTCAATTAAAGAATATAATGAAGAAGTTAATAATTCATCCGATGATGGAGTAGTATTGGGAGAAGACCCACCGCTTGGTGAAAGTGGTAGTCTTGATTTTGGTTCTGGTCCTGTATCAGTAACAGGTACTAGCGGTACAAGTGGTGATGGTGGAGGAGGTAGTAATGAACCTAATAAACCAAAACCACAATTAGCTGGTAGAGGTGATGAGGCTTTATTTAAGAAATGTGGAAGCGGACATTGGCCGGCAAAAGGTTCACCTGGTAATTTTGAAGTACAAACAACTGAAAAGGGAAAATGTCCTAGATATTGGTATAAAGTTAATAACGAATACCTAAAAGCAAATTGTACTGAAATCATGTTCCCAACAAAGGGTGGTAGCAAAAAAATAATGGTACATAAACATTTAGCAGCAATTGTAAAACCAGCTATTGAGAAGATAAAAGCGCAAGGTTTAGAAAAATATATTGAAAATTGCGCAGGTGGTTTGGCAGTTAGAAACGTAACTTGCGGGGCCCGATTCTCAAACCACGCTTGGGGAACTGCGATTGATATGAACACTTCTGTATATCCATATGGGTATAATTTTAAAGCTGATGGAATATATAGCGGTAAAACAAAAGTTAGAGACCTTAACGATTTTGATAAAGGGTTTCAACGTGTGGCTGCAATATTTAAATCACAAGGAATGACTTGGTTAAGTAATAATGACCCTATGCACGTTTCCATATATGAATAAATAATTATAATATGTCAGTAATACCACCAACAAAAAACGCAGGCCTTATAGTAGATGATTTTATATCATATGCCACATTACATTTATCTACTGTAAGTGGTATTATAAATACAGTATCATTGTACCCACCAATTGGAACTCCCGGACCTGGTATAATAAATTGGACTGGATATATAGTTACTCCCGCAAAACCGGGTGGTGCATTGGGTGGTGTTGATGCTGAAGAAGCAGCTGCGGTTGAAAGAGATATCAATGAAGAATATCCTGCAAATCAGGCGATTTATGAAGCTCAATTTGAAAGTGAAGAAGATGCTATGGCAAATAATAGTGAAGTTACTTCAGAAGAAGCATTCAATTCAATTAAGGAATATAATGAGGAGGTTAATAACTCTGGTGATGATGGAGTAGTATTGGGAGAAGACCCACCACTTGGAGAAAGTGGTAGTCTTGATTTTGGTTCTGGTCCTGTATCAGTAACAGGTACTAGCGGTACAAGTGGAGGTGGTAGTGATGGGCCCGCTAAACCAAAACCACAATTAGCTGGTAAAGGAGATGAAGCTTTATTTAAAAAATGTGGAAGCGGTCATTGGCCAGCAAAGGGCACTCCAGGCAATTTTGAAGTTCAAACAACCGAAAAGGGAAAATGTCCTAGATATTGGTATAAGGTTAATAATGAATATTTGAAAGTTAATTGTACGGAAATTATATTTCCAACAAAGAATGGTGGTAAGAAAATAATGGTACATAAACACTTAGCAGCAATTGTAAAACCTGCAATAGAAAAAATAAAGGCACAGGGATTAGAAAAATATATTGAAAACTGTGCAGGCGGACTTGCTGTCAGAAACGTAACTTGCGGGGCCCGATTCTCAAACCATGCTTGGGGAACTGCAATAGATATGAATACCTCTGTTTATCCATATGGATACAATTTTAAAGAAGATGGAATTTATAGTGGTAGTACTAAGGTTAGACCACTTAATGATTTTGATAAAGGGTTTCAAAGGGTTGCTGCGATATTCAAATCACAAGGAATGACATGGTTAAGTCGTAATGACCCTATGCACGTTTCTATTTACGAATAGAAATATATCCTTTTTAAGTTAAATCTCAAAAATACTTAATTGAAATATTTATAAACATAACAAACAATATATGAACACAGATAAATTACTAAAAGCTATACAAATCCTTATAAAAGAGGAATTGAAGGAGCAATTACCTGCGTTAATCAAAGAATCCGTACAAAAGGAAGTAAAAAGATTATTAAGTGAAGGTAAACAACCAGTACAACCTAAAAATACTGGATTATCAATGGCTAAAGCTATGATGGAAGATGAAATCATTGAAGAATCAGTAGCACCAAAGGTAGTACCTACAAAGCAATTTAGCAAAAACCCAATGATTAACCAAATTCTAAATGAAACCGCAATGGCACCTGCGACTGGTGATGGTGGGTTCAGAACAATGAATTTTGGACAAGGTGATATGGGTTCTATTGTAGGTAGAACTGCAATAGCTGAAAAAATGGGTTATGGTGATTTAGCAAAAGGACCTTCTCCAACTGGATTGGGTGTAAACACTGGAGTGCCTGAATTAGATAAAGCATTGAATAGAGATTATTCAGAATTGGTTAAAAGATTTAAAAAGAAATAATGGCAGTTGTATTAGGACAAAAATTAGTACAAGATACTAAAAAGTATGAAGATTATGCGATAGGTATATCATTACCAATCCAAATCGGCAATACTGCGTTCAATCAAACTTTTACAACTAATGAGCAAATAAAATCAAATGTAAAAAATTTACTATTAACCAAAAGAGGTGAAAGAGTAATGCAACCTGCGTTTGGTAGTGGACTGCAAGAATTATTATTTGATTTTAATGATGATACTTTGCCAGGTAAAATTGAAGATGCTATAACAAATGCATTAGAACAATGGTTACCATATGTTACAATTGAACAAATAGATGTAGAAAGTACAAATAACAATAGAGATAATAATTTAATAAATGTATCGGTAACATTTGGATTATTAAATCAACCTGATTTAAACACTGTATCTTTCACAATAGCAGCTTAATAAAATAAAAATGGGAATAACTGTAACAAATAAAAATTTTAAAAATAAAGGAAAAGATATAAAATATCTTGATAAGGACTTTGTTGGATTTAGAAATAATCTAGTAGAGTTTGCAAAAAGCTATTTCCCAAAAACATATTCTGATTTTAATGAATCTTCTCCTGGTATGATGTTTATAGAAATGGCATCGTATATAGGTGATTCATTATCTTATTATATTGATGATACTTTAAAAGAATCATTAATGGTATATGCTGAAGATATAAAAAGTGTATTAGCATTATCACAATATTTAGGATACAAACCAAAAGTATCATCTCCAGCAATTACAACACTATCGGTTTATCAATTAGTTCCATCAATTGGAACTGGAGTAAATAATTTACCCGATACAAAATATTTTTTAAGAATTAAAGAAGGATTACAATCTGCATCAACAAGAGATGGTATAGTATTTAGAACAACAGACGCTGTTGATTTTTCTGATGCGGCTGGCAGAGAGATTAGTGTGTATCAAAGAGATTCTGCAACAGGAGAACCAAGTTTTTATTTAATTAAAAAATATGTACAAGCAATATCTGGAGAGTTGGTAGAAAAATCAGTTACATTTGATTCATATTCTCCATTTGAAAAAATAGTATTGGATGAAACTAATGTTATTCAAATATATGATGTAAGAGATAGTGGTAATAATAAATGGTATGAAGTACCATATTTGGCACAAGAAATGGTTTTTATAGATGTACCAAATACGGAAGTAAATGATGCGGATTTATACCAATTCAAAACAACTGTACCATACATTCTAAAAACAATAAAAACTCCAAGAAGATTTGTTGCAAAGGTAGATGAGGAAAGTAGAACTGTAATTCAATTTGGAGCTGGTGACCCAACTGCATCTGATGAACAATTAATTCCAAATCTTAAAAATGTTGGATTGGGATTACCAAACTCTATTAATAGATTGGATGAATCATTTGACCCAACAAATTTTTTAAAAACAAAAACATATGGTACATCGCCAGCAAGTACAACAATGACTGTTAGATATTTAGTAGGTGGTGGTGTTAAATCAAATGTAGCAACAGGTCAATTGACTAGAATTACTAAAATAGAATTTGAAGAAGATACTCAAGCATTGAGTGATAGTGAAAGAGCAATTTACGAAGCAACAAAAAACTCTGTAGCGATTGATAATGAAGTTACTGCTGCTGGTGGTAGAGGTGGTGAGACTGTTGAAGAAATTAGACAAAATGCTTTAGCAAACTTTGGTTCTCAAAATAGAGCAGTAACAGCAAAAGATTATCAAGTAAGAGTATTATCTATGCCTGCAAAATTTGGAGCAGTTGCAAAAGCTTACGCTGTAGCTGATGGTACAATAGATAATAACTCACCTGCATCCATATTAGCATCACCTAATCATTTGCAAGAATTTACCGATTTAGTAATGAATTTTGTTAATATGCCTGATAGTGAAGAACCATCGGAGCAATCTATAAAAGAAGATATTACAAAGTATTTGATTGGAAAGACTTCAAACGAAAATGAAAAAAATAACCCATTTGCAATTAATTTGTATTTGTTAGGATATGACTTGTTTGGAAGATTAGTACCGCTTACTAGAGGTGTTAAAGAAAATGTAAAGACGTATTTAAATGAGTATAGATTATTAACTGATGGTATTAATATCAACGATGGATTTATTATAAACATAGGTATTGACTTTGAAATATCAGTTTACCAAAATTATAATAAGAGTGAAGTTTTAGCAAAATGTATTTCTGAATTAAAAGATTATTTTAACATTGATAATTGGCAATTTAATCAAACCATAAATTTGAGTGAGGTTGAATTATTAATAGCAAATATAGAAGGAGTTTCATCTGTTCCAAGTTTATCAATAGTGAATAAGTGTGGAGGTAAGTACGCACCAAATTCATACAATATAGAAGCGGCAACTAAAGCTAAGATTGTATATCCATCTTTAGACCCATCTATTTTTGAAATTAAATATCCGGATTCGGACATAAAAGGAAGGGCAAAATAATGGGATACTACTTTTTAACAGCATCAAAAGATGCAACGCTTTATCTTCAACAACCCAATCAAAATACTGGGCTTGATGAAATTATAGAAATAAGTAAAATATATTATGGGAACATAAAAGATGTATCTCATGCTTTGGTAAAATTTGAAGTAGGATACATATCAAAATCAATATCAGATAATAGTATTGGATTTAATGATGCAACTTTAATTTTAAGAGAGACTGAAACAAATGAAATTCCATTAGAATATACAATATATGCAAATGCACTATCTGGTAGTTGGCAAATGGGTACTGGTACTCGTTTTGATAATATATCAACGCAGGGTGTAACTTGGAATTATAGAGAAGGTGATACTAACTTAGAATGGTTGCAAAATAACTTCGCAACAAATACAACTGCTAGTGTGAATAATGGTGGTGGTGGAACTTGGTGGACACAATACGAAGCATCTCAATCATTTAATTATGAAACATCTGATATTAATATGGATGTGAAATCTATTTTAAAATCTTGGATGAGTGGTTCTATACCAAACGATGGGTTTATTTTAAAATACGCAACTGATGTGGAATCCAATACAGAAGATTATGGTGTAATTAAATTCTTTAGTAAAGAAACACACACTATATATCAACCAAAGATTAGAATAGGTTGGGATGACCAATCTTATATAACTGGTTCATTAGCAGCATTAACTGCAGAAGATATTAAAATTGGTATTAACAATTTGAAAAAAGAATACAAACTAAATAGTATTCCTAAAATAAGAATATTTGGTAGAGAATTGTATCCATTGAAAACTTTTTCAAATCAATTTGCATACAACACTCAAAAGTATTTGCCACAAACTACATACTATCAGATAAGAGATTTTGCATCTAATGATATTATAATTCCATTTGGTAACTATTCTAAAATAAGTTGTGATGCTGATGGTAACTATATAAACCTCAATCTTTCCAATTGGGAAGCTGGTAGAGTTTATAAAATAGAATTTATGGTTGAGAAAGATGGTGGTTCACAATATTTTGATGATAATATAACATTTAGTATAGCAAAGAACTAGAAATGATAAAAAGATTAATAAAGACGGGTTTACGAAATGAAGGCATGATATCAGAGCTTTTAGTTAGTGGTTCATTAGCAATCAAAACTAAAAATGAATTTGGTGTCCATGTATTTAGTGGGTCTGTTGCGGATGATGGTATAGTTTCTGGTAAATTAACAAAACCAAAATATAATGAGGTTGAGGTTATAAAATCAATAGATACAAATATAGTTGAATTGATACCAGTGGAAGCACCGGAGTTACCGCCAACTATACTACTTACATCTTATAATCAAGCCAACCAATTAATAGCAGATTTAACATTACAAGTTGAAAGATTAAATAATGTTACTCTTAATTTAGCATCAAAAGTTAAAGAATTGGAAATAACAACTCAAAGTCTTTTGGTGGAAATGGATTCTAAAGATTTACTTTTAGCCGTATCTCAAAATCAAACACTACAAGCAAATTCAAAAATAGAAAGTAGTATTGTTAGTTTACAAAATTCAATACAAAAAGCAACTGCAGAATCTATTCAAAGAGTTTCGTTAAGTGCAAGAAATACTTCGTTATTGCAAGAGAATGCATTATTGGGTGAGCAACTTACATCAGCACAAGCGCAGATAGTAAATCTTAACCAAACAATAAATCAGATAAACACTCAATTGAATACTAACCAAACACAATTGATTGCAGCTAACCAACAACTTACAAATGCAACTACTAAGAAAAAGAAAATCATTTGTAACGAATTATATAATCAAGGTTTCTTACCTCAACACATTTGGAACGCCGATGAAATTTATGGTGAGATGATGTATGAGAAAGACCCTCGTTTAGTATTGGGATATATGATGTGGGCTAGAAATGTAGTTAAATATATGAAAGCTAAACCACAAAATACTAAGTGGATTTATATGATGGTAAAACCTTGGACTGAGCATATGGCTTATGAAGTAGGTACATTACCAAAAGATAATTGGATAGGTAAACTTATTCATAGTGTAGGAAAACAATATTGTTACTATGTATATGATAAGCAAATGAGTAAAAGAAATAAGTTGTCATGGCAATAAAAACATTTAAGGAAATATTAAACAATCAGGGATATAGAATATCTTCAAACGATAGAAAAATATTTGAAGAAGGTAACCTCGAGTCCTTCTTTGGATTTGGTGAAAAAGATGCTATTGAGTTTATTGTATATGAC